CAACTGGTCGACTAACGACGCGGCCCGTCGCCAATGAGTCCCGCGGCTCCCCGGTCCGCGACTGGCCTGATTGACCTCGCTAGGTCGCGGGCCGGTGAATTTGATCTTTTGGGTGCAATGTTATACCGAATATTACGAAAACACAAAAACAGTCTTGATTTTCTGCTTGTTCCTTTTCCTGCTCAATTGTCCGCTCTGGAGTTCCGGCGTTCGGAGTTGTCTTTTTTGGATCCCCTTCTTCCTGCTGCTATATCCCTTTTGCTCTTTAAATTCCCCCTCCAACTCCCCGACGACGCCTCTCTCGTCACAGCTCTCGCCCGCGCCGCCCTCACCGGTGCTGCCTTCTCACGCTCCCACCCTCCACCTCCCCGCACCGCCGTCTGCGCCCCCAAGAGCTACCCAGCTCTCGTCACGACCGTCATCAACAACGCCGAGTTCCGTGATTCCCTCTTCCCCCATAAACCCCACCCGGCCGCCCAGTCCAAGCCCTCAGTCCGACTTGCCGCCCTCGTTCGTGCCTACACCACCCTCGCCCCCCCTGCTGAGGTCGGCCGCCTGCTCTCCCTTCTCCCAGTCGGGACCCCCCGCGATGTGGCCGTCTCTCACTTACTATACACCTTCGCCCTTCTCCCCCACTTCCAGTCCAGTTCCGGCAACCTCTCCGCCTCCTTACTGCGCCACCCGAAGCGCGCCAAAGGCCTCTCCAATGCCTTGAAGGCGCTCGGTCTTAACTCGACCCCTGTTGGTGCGGTCCTGACTGAGTCTCAGACCCTCCAGGGTCGTCTCGTCGGCGGGATCGACTGGGATAACGAGATCTCCCGTCGTTGCGACCCCGCCTTAGTCCGCCCCTACCTCGTCTCCCTCACAGCCGACGAGCTCCGCCCTCACGTCGCCGCGATCCTCGACCTGGAGATTCCTAAGGGCTTCACCCTCCCGGACCTCGACTCCTTCTGGTCGTCCCGGTGGCTGTGGTGCGTCAACGGCGCACACACCTCCGAGTCTTCCAGGGCCCTCGGCATCCCGCCTGATTCCTTCCCCGGCTTCTCTCGCACCTACCGTCGTATGGCCGCTGAATACGTAGAGACTGAGCCAATCACAGGCTGGGACGGCGTCACCACGGTCTCTGCCTCCGAGAAGCTCGAACACGGCAAGACACGGGCCATCTTCGCGTGTGATACGCTTTCGTACTTCGCCTGGTCCTGGCCCCTCAACGCGGTCCAGTCCGCGTGGAAGAACCGACGTGTCCTTCTTGACCCCGGTGCTGGTGGCACCGTCTCCCTCGCTTCCCGTATCGGCACCGCCACGGCTCGACCCGGCGTCAACTTGATGCTTGACTTCGACGACTTCAACTCTCACCACTCCACCGAAGTCATGCAGATGGTTACCGACGAGCTCCTTAACCGGTGTGATTGCCCTCCCTTCCTCCGTGAAACCCTCATCCGGTCTCTCGACTCCGAGTATATCGTACGCGCGGGCCAGCGCCACCACGTCGCCGGCACCCTCATGTCTGGGCACCGTGGCACGACATTCTTCAACTCGGTCCTAAACGCGGCCTACATCAGAGCTGCCGCAGGCGCTGACCTGTACGACCGCATTTTCTCCCTCCACACTGGGGATGACGTTTACGCTCGCGTCCCCACCACTCATGAGGTCGAGAAGATCCTTGACGGTGCTGCCGAGATCGGGTGTCGGCTCAACCCGACAAAGCAGTCGATCGGGCACACCCGCGCCGAGTTCCTTCGTTGCGCCTTTGGCCCGTCAGGTGCCTATGGGTACGTAGCCCGGTCTATTGCTACCATCGCGAGTGGCAACTGGACCTCCTCCGCTCCCCTCCCACCCCAAGAGCTGCTCACCCACTTCATGGGTGTGACCCGGTCTATAATAAACCGCTCGGGTCAGAAGCTCTTCCCACGCCTCCTCGCCCCCGCCCTCCGCCTGCCCCGGGGTATAGGTGTCCGCTCCGCGATCGAAATGCTCGCCGGAAACACGGCCGCCCTTGACAATTCCCCGGTGTACGACACCCCCGTCCCCTTCCCGCGCTTCCGCTTGGTCGACGAGAGCGCGGAACGTCCAGACCCCCCTCCCCCCACACTCCCCTCCCGTGCCACCCGTGATTATTTAACCACGCACGTCGGTGAGGTTGAATTAGTCGCCCTTTCGCTCGCGAAGGTGGACCCGACGCCCC